GTCTCTTGTTTAACAAGTCTTGTAACATCTGCACATCGGCAATGTAGCTGCGGCCCCAGAAATAGCCGGGCGTGACTTGCGGCTGGATTTTGACGAATGACGAATGTCCGGGAACGCGCGAGAGATTACGCCGTTCGCCAGCGCCGCCCTCGATGATGATGTCTGGATAGACGATTTGTAGCGTTGTGTAGTCGCCATCACGGTCGCGATCTTTGATCCACAACTCGCAAAACTTGACCGTGGGGGCGATACGCCGCTGCGGGCGCCAGGGTGTTGGGACCGGAAAGACGTTGACAATGCCAGCGGCCTCGGGATTGGCGGCGCCGCCCGGCTCGCCCAAGGGATTGAGCCCGCCGATGACCATCTGGTGAAAGTAGGTCGGTTTTTCGTCGTCCTGTTGCGTCGGCCGACCATCCGAAATGCGTTCGAGGATCTCAGCGCGCTTCGGGTGCTCCTGCAGAATGGTGCGCAGACGCGAAATCGTCGGGTAGGTGACGTGAACAAAAGCTTCTTGTTCCTCCAGATCCATAATGGTTTCGCCGAGAACGCCAAAGTTCTGTGGATGTACGTGGGCGACCTTGAACCCGTTATCGTGCGGGTAGTGTTTGAGCAATTGGCACCCGTTGATCATTGACCAAGTGAGCGCTTCGGCGAACGTGATGTCGCTGTCGGTCTGTCGATAGTCGGCCGTGAGTTTTTCGGAAACGAGTTGCGAGCGCTCCAATATGTCCTCTGGTTCGCCGCTGTCGTAGATGATTTGATAGCGCACATCGGTCGGCTGCATCAGGAAGCCGGACAGTTTGTCGATATGCCCTTTGGTTTTGTTGTAGATCGCGGCACGGCTGTCATAGGTTCCTGTGTAGTAATACTGCGCCGCGCGGATGTAGACCATGGCGCGGTCCTCGACCGATGCCATGCATTCGTCAATGACTTCCTTGGACCATACTTGTAGTAGGTCGCCTCTATTTGAACTCGGGATCTTGAGCACGCCACTCTACCTCCCGGTGAATTACGTTGAGGGTATGAACAACACTTGGATTTGCGATCTTGGTGTCCATGCATTTCCACAAGAACGCCTCCAGGGCGATCAGGTCGGGCATGGTCATGCGCGAGATTTGTTCCGGTCGCTTGATCACGCGCGGTCGGCCCTTGGCGTCATAGGCGATAATGGGCATCAACCAACCCTGATGCTGCGGCGTTTGGAAAGCTCAATCAGATCCGGTTCGCGCCCGCTTTTGAGATTTGCCTGCAATACGTCAAGACCGCTGCCGTAATTCAATCGCGTTTCCCGGCCGGCGGCAATGGCCTGACTGAGTGTTTCGCTGGTGGCGCCCCAGGTGGGCGCGGTTGCTGGAGCGGAACTCGCGTCCTTGTAGCGAACGGTTGGCGTGCCTTGCGGGCGGTGTTCCCGCTGCATATCGGCGACATGATAATCGTTGCTGGCGATATCTTCGGCAATGGCGTGAGCTTTGCCCGCGACTGAACCGCCGATGGCGACCGGCTTGAATTGTTGTTGCAGCTGGCGAGCGCAGGCTGGACATTCAGGTGCGGGCGCGTCCCAGTCTTCGGCCGCGAGGGTGAGCTCGATGCGGTTGAAGCACTGTTCACATTGGTAGGTGCGGACGATGGGCATTAGAGTTGATACCCCCAGGTGCTTACGGCCGCCTCCACTGTTCCTGCTCCCGCCGCAGGCTGTGTCACAACAATGGCAGTGTTCTGAGCACTGGCAGGAACGCAAACCGGCGCAAAGGAAACAATCAAGCGTCCTTGGGTGCCGGCGATAGGTGCTACGTAAGCAAAATTTAGGGTGCCGCTAATGGTCCCGACAATTGTTCCAAGCCCGGTTACTGCTGCGGTGCTCCCTCCGCTCGTCATCGAGAACCCGCAAATGAATGTTGTTTTTCCTACCGCAGCGGGCAACGTAGCTATGACGGCCGCAACGGTGCCGACAGCAGACGCGGTGACGGGTATTGAATTAGTTGGATATCCAGTGCCGCTTGCTGACCCACCCCACCAATTTGATTGCTGTGCAAGGGCCGATGTTGTGATCAGGGCCAGAAGTAGGGCCAGAATAGCACGCATTAAAATCTCTCCTTGCGCACTTGCGCCTTTTTGTTGATATCGGCCATCTTTTGCGAGAACGCAAAACTAAGCATGGTTCCAATATTGGCCGGCGGACGCTGACCTTTGACCCGGTCCCAGGTGTAGTTACGCGCGACCAGGGCGGGCCAGCGCCATTCAACCCAGGCATGATGCGCCAGAACCAGCGCCGACACCAGATCATCGTTTTCCCCGGTATCCGGGCCGGCGCCGATCCATCCCTCATCCTCAATGACGGCCTGCATTTGCGTGATTAGCGCGGATGAACGGATTTCCAGCCGGTGCAGCATGAGGCTATCGCGCACTTCGCTGTAGGTTTGATGCTTGTTGTCAATGTTGGCCTTCCAGGCAATCACGTTACCAGCCCCGCCGAGCGTATCGGCACGCCGGTAGAGAAACCAGCGCACCGCGCCGATCATGTCGAGAATGTTTCCCGACCCAGGAGATCCCTGCAGAATGCCGCGTTGAGCCATCAGACGCAGATTGCGCACCTCTGGGAGCACTGCGGCGCCAACACCAGTCACTTCTAAATTAGCGATATGATCTTTGTACGCGCCAGCAAGGTGGGCCAGGACCCAGGCAATTTGATAGGTGAGTGGCTTGTTGGTTCTGAATTCAGCTACTTGAATAATTTTGTCGGCATAGCAGCGCAGGACTTGGATTGCATGATCATCACTGTCACCGCCGCCACCGCCGCTTGGATCAACGCCGATGACATAGATGCCATCCGGCTCTGGCGGTTCCCAGACTTTCAACATAGCTTCATCGCGATCAGTCGTCGGTTCGATCCGGCTTTCCAGAAACTGTTCGTTGAAAAAATATTTGTAGCCCTTGTAAGGCGGTCCTGATGGCGAGAGTTGCTCGGAGATTTCGAGAGTTCGCTGCGCCGGGAAGAACCCGCTGCCACTGGCGATGAAGCACTCCCGTTCGTGCCACGGGTAATGCCGCAGCATGTATTCTTCGTGACGGAATTCGCTTTCGCGCCGCCACCATGCGATTTGTTCGGGTTTGATGATGGTGTTGTATTGTTGTTTGACGTAGCGAGCGCGAGTGATCTCTTCTTCGGTCAGCTTGCCGCCGTCCCAATAAATTTTAAAATCAGGATCTGATTTAGGAATGGCGTAGCTTGGACTAGCCCAGAAGCCGATGAAGATAAACTTCATGTGGCGGTCTTGCTTGGCTTGTTGGCAAAAGTTGTAATACCAATTAAAACCGTTAGCAATGCTTTCCCAGATGTAGAGCCGGTTCGGGTTTTGCCGCGCCAATGATGCTTTTAGGCTTTCCACGCCAGCAAGCGACTTCCATTGCGCGCATTCGGTTGCGTGCATCATGTTGAGCGCGCGGGAAGCGCCGAGATCTGGATTGGAGGCGGCGGCCAGCAAATCGATCACAGACCGATTGGCAAACGCCATGCCGGTGCGGTTATTCTGAGTTAGTCGGTGCTCGGGCGAGCGCCATTCCGGCGGGAGGGTTTCGAGCAGGCTGGCAAAAATGCGCCGCAGGCGCTCAAGGTTGTCGGTGCGATCCGCAATGATGGCGCCTTGTACGCCGGCATTTGCCAATGCCCAAAATAGCTCAATGACGCTGCAAACCGTCGTGATGGCGACTTGGCGGCATTTGAGAACGACGAATTCGTGAACACCTTCCTGCAATCCTCTGGCAACGGCATCGATGACTAACCGCTGGGACGGCCAGGGATCGACCCTGGCACGCCCAAGCTCTTTGGTGTCAATTTCGACACTCGTTAAAAGGTCATAAATTCCCTGACGAACCGTCGCCATGTTTGGCCGCGTCTGCGTCTGGTGGCGGAATTGCGCTGCGGGACGGCAAGTTAGCAAAGCCGTCGCCGTCGCGTCTAGTCCAGCGGCCGGAAGCGAATTTTGGCGTAGCGGCGATGGCGTTGAGTTGCGCCATGCGTTGCTTGAGCTCGGAGTCGGAGCGGTCGCGCAGGGTTTGCATGACGCTGGCGATTTCGTTCACGGATTTGTCGATGGCCTCTAGCGATCCATGGATCCGTTGCATCAGCGCGGCAAGTTCAATCTTGTCGTCCATTGCTTGTCTCCTGTATGATGGATTTTCCCACTTAGGGTACTCGCGAACTTTGCACCGCCGGCTTGGCCGGCGGTTCTTTTTTGATCAGGGCTTGGTTCCATATTTGTTCTCCTAGGTTCTATGTTACCATGCCACAATTTTTCTTTGGAATTTTTTTTGGGATTTTTTCGACCTATGCGGCGGACGCGCGTGGCGGGTAGAAGTCCTCCGGATTGTTGCCGTGCTTTGGCAGGCCCAGTTTAGCGACCGGATATGGATCATCGACCGGCAATCCTTCCATTGCGCGCCACTTGTCCCACAGACAGTGCAGGAAGATTTTCACCATGTAGCGCTTGGATGCTTTGTCGATGCGTCCCGGCGTCCATAGCTCGGCCGCAGCGGTGGGGTTTGTTTTGTGCAATTTCTTGTATTCGGCAACCGTCGCTTTTTGTCGGGTCGGATCAGTTTCGAGCCGATGCTTGTACCCGTCATACACCGCACGCCACGGCGAGCCCAGGCGCAGAAAGTTGCCCGGCAGGACGCCAACGAGTTTGGATTTCAGCCACGGATTATAGGTTAGCCCGATGCGGGTTGCCTCTTCGCCGGCCTTGTTCTTGTAGGTGTACTCGACAAGGTGCTCCTTACGTCGCGAGCGTCCCTTGCCGTCATTGGCCACGTCGATGCCGATATAGCGATACCAGCCGCTGACGTGTTTCGGCTTGCCTGGATCCAGCTCCGCGATCAGGACGCCGCCCATGGCCGGTCCGATGCCAACGATATGCTTGAGGTAGTCGCGATAGATTGGGATTTCATCTAGCACGGCTTCAAATTGTGAGAATTGCTTTTTCTCGTCTCTTTCTAGAGTGAGATACTGGTCCACGAGCACGAGTTCGGGAAATGTCGAGATCAATTCCTTGCCGACGAAGCCCTCGCGCGTTGGCAGGGTGCGATTGCGGGCGATGCCGGCGGTGATCAGCTTGTATTCTGCTTTCAGCTTATCGACCAGCGTTTCCGCCTCTTTCGACAATTCGCCCTCTTCGGCCTCCTCCGGGTCCGGCTCCGGCGATTTTAGTTTGGCGCGGAAGTTGGCATACAAGCGCAGCGCGGTTTGGATGCGCAGCTTTTGCAGGTCGTAGGTACCGCGCACCATTGCACGGACATGACTATAGTCGGTCATTTGCTTTCTCCATTTTGGTTCGCTTATTGACGATGGTGGTAGTTTGGCCTCCTGGCTCGCTCTTCGACTTTGATGTTGATAGACAAAGGTGGCTCACTTATTGCGGCTGGTGTTGATCTGTAGCTTTGGCTCGCTCGTTGTCGATGGTGGTAGTCAGAACCATTGGCTCGCTCGTTCGCTCTAATGTTGGTTCTCAAGGACGGCTCGCTTGTTGGGCATGATTTTGATTTGCGGTCATGGCTCGCTTATCTTTGATGATGTTGGTCAAGGACAATGGCTCGCTTCTACGCGCTGGTGTAGATCGGCACGTATGGCTCGCTTTATCGGCTAGATGTTGATGCGGCTTGCGGCTCGCTAGTGAGCTTTGATGTCGGTTAAGTCCTTTGGCTCGCTCAGTGGATGTGATGTTGATTGCGACTGATGGCTCGCTTCCACCGCCCGATGTTGATTGCAACTGATGGCTCGCTTCCACCGCCCGATGTTGGTACGTAGCTTTGGCTCGCTTAACTGCTTTGATGTTGATCAAGAGCCATGGCTCGCTTGCTCCTATTGATGCTAGTCTTGATTTCTGGCTCGCTTCGTGTTGTTGATGTTTATGACACCTCATGGCTCGCTATCACGGCCTGATGTTTGTTGTGTGTCCCGGCTCGCTATTAAGTTCTGATGTTTATTGACCTCCTTGGCTCGCTTATCCGACAGGATGTTGATCATGGCGCGTGGCTCGCTTAGACCTACTGATGTTAATCGAACCAGATGGCTCGCTACGGGTGGTTGATGTTTATTTTCGGCTTTGGCTCGCTGTCAGCTTCTGATGTTGATTTGCGGCTCTGGCTTGCTTCCGACTTCCGATGCTGGTCCATTCGTGTGGCTTGCTTCGCTGGCGCGGTGTTGATTTGCGCGCGTGGCTCGCTTGTTTTGTTTGATGTTGATCGCCGCTGGTGGCTCGCTCTGCAGCGCGGAGATTGATTTACTTCGTTGGCTCGCTTATCCGACATGAGGCTGATCATAGCACGTGGCTCGCTCATCGGGCATGCTGTTGATAGTACGTGGTGGCTCGCTCGTGACTTCGGATGTTGATCGTCAGTGATGGCTCGCTGGCGGTAAGAGATGTTGGTCTCTTGTTGCGGCTCGCTCTTGCGCTTTGATGCTGATTGAGTTCCCTTGGCTCGCTGAACCGGGCAGATGATGGTCATCCTCCTAGGCTCGCATATTCTTTACTGATGTTTATTGCGGCTGATGGCTCGCTTGGCATGCATGATGTTGATGGAGTACGTTGGCTCGCTGCTGAGCTCTGATTTTAATCTCTTCGAATGGCTCGCTCTTTCTCCCTGAAGTTGATAAGACGGGACTGGCTCGCTCTTTCTGCCTGATGTTGATTGGACACTATGGCTCGCTCATTCTTCCTGATGTTGATCAGGCGGGTTGGCTTAAGTGGGGCGACGCAAGGTCATGCGCCCTTACCCGCCCCCGCCATGTGTTGTCAGCCTTGAATGGCCGCTCATGCAGCAAGACGCGGATCTACCACAGACTGACTTTCTGAATACCGAGGCACATGGTCCCCAATACGGAGCATCCGACCCGCGCCTGTCTTAGAATGGCGTGTCGATCTCCAATTCCGTTCCCATTGCACGTTGCATGACGATTTGCCAGATCTCCTCCATACGCTGATCGTCGCTGCGCAGGAAGAATAGGATCGGAGTATCAATAAATCTTGCCTTCTGATAGCCATTCCAAGAATCCGGCAATTCCCAACTGTCGATGCTATGCATGATGCATAGCAGATTGCGAAACTCACGTTTGGTGATGGTCATTTTTGCTCCGTTTGATTAGCTGTTCACGCGCCCACGCAGCGGCGCCAAGCGGACTGTCGAAAACCGCGACTAAAGTTTGTAGTCGCAAATCATAGATTGCCCATTGGCCGTTGCGTATTGGTTTGATGCGGTAGTCGTATTGGTTTTTTATTCTCATGTTTGCTCCGTTCATTTGTGTGTGTCCACGGCCCACCGCGTCCCGTTGTCGATCAGGAAGCAGGTTTCGCCGTCTTTCAGGGGCGGCATTCCAACATGGATGTCACCGTCCCTGATTTTTTCTGGAACAAGAACCAACGCGGCTTCACCGTACTGGTTCTTGTAGTACCAAACCGCGTGCATGAGACTGCGGAAGTATGAGGTTCCGTAAGTCATGGATGCTCCGTTAGATTAGGCCGGCGCGGATGTGCATGAGCGCGGCTTGTGAGATTTCGAAACCAAGATGCTGGCCGGCAATCGCCTTGTCAGCAGCGCTGGCGGCGACGAACCAAAAGTCTTTGGTGCCGCCCTTGCTCAGCCGTGCGATTTTGGTCAGTGTGATGTTCTTAGGCTTGTGGTGCGGTGTCATGTGTGTTGCTCCGATTGTTGTGGGCTGGATTGCCCCAAAGGCGTCGCAACGCGCGGCGCCTGCAGTGCAATCATCACAGCGTAAACTTTGCGCGGATGACTTTCGCATGCTCATTCAGCGCCAGCAACAATATGTTTGTCGCTTGATGGAAGTAAGAGGCCGCTGCTTGGCTTGTATGAGCCATGTGGGTTGCGCCCAAGCGCTCCATGTCGTCATGTAGATTGCACAGACGTGTGGCTAGTTCTGATTGCTCGCGTGTCATGTTCGTTGCTCCACCCAGGTTTTGCTATCACGGTGCTTGAGATACTGTGCCTCTGCCCACGCGTGAATGTCACGCATGCCGCTTTCGTACGTTGCTTCATCGATCTTGCCTGCAAGGAACGCGCGGTCAAGATGATCGATAAAGCGCTCTACGTGCGCCTCGATTTGATCTTCTGTCATTGTCGCTGCCCTTGGTACGCTAAGAAGTCTTCAAACTCAGCGATTGTTGCTTCGGCCCGTTCGCTGTAAGCGCCATGATTGGCATTCTTTTGTTCGCGATTGCATGGCCAGCACACAACAAGTCCCGCGTCCTTTGGGCCGAGGCACAATGGGCAGGTAAATCCGCGCCTGACGCGCGGGTTGTCGATTGTCATGGTTGTTGCTCCGAGTAGTCGGGCGTGATTGCCCGGTTGAGTGCAAGTCAACGGTTCATCAGTGACTTGATCGCGTCGCCTACTTTGCTGCACTTGGTGCGGGCTAGTAGCCAACGGCGGGCTAACACCTGGTCTTGCCAACTATGATTGATGTGTTCTGCTTTATCGGCACATACATCAGCAAGCATATACAGGACGCCTTCAAGGCCGCAAGCATCAACTAGATCCTCTAAGGCCGTTTGCTGTTCGGTGGTCATTGAACGATCAGTCATGTGTGTTGCTCCTAGTAGTTGGCTTGATTGCCCAAGGACGCCACGAACCGCGTGGCGCCTTTAGTCAATCAACGCTTAAGCTCGGCCATCTTGCTGGCCAACGTAAACAAGGCTTGGTTGAGCTTCACATCTTGATCGATACCATTCACGGCGCGCGTCGTGGTGCGACGCGGGCGATTATTGGCATCGCGTCCCATGGCCGTAAGTCCGCCACGTACAGCGTTTTCCTGAACGACGTTGAACGTGTTCCAGAGATTAGGCTGCTGATCGGCCGTGCGACGTGCGATTAGCAATTGCATTGGCTTGATCGGTGTATCGCCGTGGCCGTCAACGTGCGGAAAGCGGACTTCGTGCGCGGCTTCAGCAAACACGTTCTGTTCATCGCGGTCGAGTATGATCCGCGACCATTCAACAGGTGCTTCCAAAGCTTTCGTGGCCGTATCGAGAACACGATAGGTGCCTTCGATCACCTTGGCGGCCACATCGCCTTGATGCTTGACCCGCAGACTGTCCATCGTGTTTGTCTGCGCGACCAAGCTATTCATGCACAAGATCTTGAACAAACCGGCGAGCAAATCGTATGCTGCTGTACCGTCGTTCGCGTTCTTGAGCAGGATTTCAGCGACCGTATCGCCAACTTGGTACTTCTGCACGTCATCCATGCGGCGCAACCGGATTAGATGCTTGCTGAATTCAAGCTTGGTTGCGTCGCGAACCTTGCATTGCTTGACGCCTACAGGCTCAAAACCTTCTGACTTGAGAGCTCGCAGAACGTCAATCGTCGGGATCGGCGAGAACCGCTCACTTCGAGACGGGTGAGCGCTAGTCGCAAAGATGGACGGCGCCATACGGCGCATTTCATCTTCGCTCAACGCGCGGCCGGTATCGAAGCGTGCGGTCTGAGCGTAAACGTTACCCTGCATATTCATGTTGTTTTGCTCCTAAGCGCGTGATTGCGCCAGAAACCGCGCACGCGCGGCTTATGGAGCAACCAAATGAAAAGAACAGGAAGGTGTTCTGCCCGTTACCGCTTGCTGTCACACAAGCCCCTGTGAGAAATTCCCAGATCAGCCTTGAACAAACCCAGTCTAGCAAATCAGCTTGACCATGCAACAGTCAAGTAAGAATGCCTGCCATGCAGAATAGCATAGCATTTTCGCTTGACTGTGGCAAGTTGGTATCAGCACGCAATAGGTGTAGCGATTTTACTTGACTTATATACCCATAAGGTAAAGCATATTATCCTGACTCATATCCTGATACCGATAACCTCCCCCATAACCCACCCCCCTATAACCACCATAACCAAAATGTAGATTGAAGTTATAGAGGGCCCGGAGAACGTCTCTCTGCCTGCGGCGCTCG